ATATATTCTTCAAATACTCAAGAAATGTGTGAGGAAATAAGGAATAGATACCCAAATAAACAAATAATAGTTTACCCTGACCCTAGTGCTAGACAAAGAAAAACGTCAGCAGGTGGATTTACTGACATAAGTATATTGAAAAATGCAGGATTTGATGTAAAATGTAGAAATACAGCACCTCTAGTGAGGGATAGGATTAACTCTGTTAATTCAAAACTTAAAAATGTGAATGGTAAAAACAATCTGTTTATTCTAAATTCTTGCAAAAATGTAATTAAAAGCATAGAAAGACAGATATACAAAGAGGGTACACATATACCAGATAAGGATAGTGGATACGACCACATGAATGATGCTCTTGGTTATTTAGTTGAGTTTAATTTCCCACTTAGACGGAATTTTGTTGCAAGCCCTCCTAAGAGGTGGAGTTAATGGACAAAGAATTTCTAAAAAGCAAACATGATTTATGGCACGCTAATATTTCTAATTGGGAATTTTACATTAGAAGTTATTTAGGGGGTAATGATTACAGAAATGGTTATTACTTACATAGATACATTTTAGAAACACCAGAAGAATATGATGCTAGAATAAGGCATACACCAGTAGACAATCATTGTAAAAATGTTGTGCAGATTTATACTAGCTTTTTATGGAGAATACCACCTACAAGAGATTATGGCGATTTAGATGGTGATTTACAACTACAGTCATTTTTAGAAGACGCTGATTTAGATGGCAGAAACTTCAATACTGTAATGCGAGAAGTGCAAATGAATGCCAGTATTTATGGCAATTGTTGGGTTGTAATAGACAAACCTCAATCAAATGCTAAAACAAGAGCGGAAGAACTGGCTCAAGACATAAGACCATATGTTTCAATATATACACCAGAGAATATAGTTAATTGGAATTACAAAAGGTCTGCTAGTGGTAGATTTTATTTAGATATGTTGGTTGTTATTGAGGATATTAATTCACAAAGAGCCATAATAAAGGTTTTTACTGAGGAAACTATATCAACATTTGAGTTTGAGGATTATTCAGAAGAATATACAGACAAAGAGCCTAAACTAATTGATGAAATACCAAATCCACTAGGGGTAATCCCTGCTGTTAATGTTTATAATCTAAAAGGCAATAAAAGACCTATTGGTATAAGTGACCTAGCTGACGTAGCTTATTTACAGCAATCAATATATAATGATTACTCAGAAAAAGAACAATTAATTAGATTAGCCAATCACCCTAGCTTAGTTAAGACACCTAATGTTGAAGCTAGTGCAGGTGCAGGAGCTATAATAGAAATACCAGAGGATTTAGATGCAAGCCTAAAACCTTATATTATTCAACCTAGTGGGCAAAACTTAGAAAGCATTATGAAGTGTATACAATCAAAGGTAGATGCTATTGATAGAATAACACATATGGGTTCAGTAAGAGCTACAGGCTCACAGATAGCTAGTGGAATAGCCTTACAGACAGAATTCCAATTATTAAATGCTAGGTTATCTGAAAAAGCAGATTATTTAGAAAATGCTGAAGAACAAATTTGGGCATTATTTGCCAAATGGCAAGACAAAGAATGGAATGGGTCTGTTGATTATCCAGATACATTTGATATTAGAGATTGGGCGAATGACTTGCAGTATTTACAAATGGCTAAAGCATCTGGCATTAAATCAGAAACATTTAACAAAGAAATAGATAAACAGATAGCAGAAGCAGTCATAGATGATAACGAAACTATTAAAACTATTTATGATGAAATAGATGCTACTAGAACTACTAGAGGTCAATTCCAAACAACAGAGGTTGAGGGGCAAACAGTAGTAAGCGAAGAAACTTAATTTGAAAGGAAAGTAAAATGAGTTTTGCAAGTATAAATAATGCACCTTTCGGTTTAGGTTTACAGCAAGGTCTAGTCAATAGATTTAGTGGGATACATAAGTTTGGTTTAAATACAGCAGTAGGTTCAAGTTTTGAAACTATTTGGGACGGAAATAACCTATATACATATCCATCTTCAGCAGGTACAGCTACAGCCACTTCAAGTAATACAGCATCTGACAATACTGGAACAGTAGAAATACAGGGCTTAGATGAGAATTATGATTTGGCTACAGAAGTTTTAACTATTGGTGGAAGTGCAGGAAGTACTACATTTAGCAGGGTTTTTAGAGCTTTTATGAAGACTGCCAATACTGGTAATGCTAATGTAGGCACAATAACTATTACAGTTTCTACAGTTGGTGTAGCTCAAATACAAGCAGGATATGGGCAAACTCTAATGTGTGTTTATACAGTTCCTAGAAATTATAATGCTTATCTTATGCAAATAGATGTAGGAAGCTCAAAAGATTTAGAAAACGAAATTAGATTTTTAACCAAAGAAATATCTAATGGTGATGTTTGGAATACTAAAGCCTTTGTAACGACTAGAGGTGGATTTATAGAAAAGAATTATGTTGTTCCAGTAAAAATCGAAGAAAAAACTGATATTGAATTACAGGGCAAAGCAAGTGCAACTTCAGCTATATCAGCAGGGTTTGAGCTTATATTGCAAAATAAAAATGAATGATTTTAAAATATGCCCTAGATGCAAGACTTATGCAAAAGAAACAGACTTAAAAGATGTTTATAAATGTACTGGGTGTGGATTAATAATTAATGAAAGACTAGACGATAGGAAAGAAGATGGCGAAGTACAGAGGTAGAGATGTTAAATTAAACAAACCTTTTAGGCTATCTACAACTAAATCTAAAAGAAAAAAGTTTGGTGTTTATGTTAAAGACAAATCTACAGGCAATGTTAAGAAAGTAACTTTTGGTGCTAGGGGTATGTCTATTAAAAAGAATATACCTGCAAGGCAAAAATCTTTCCTAGCTCGTATGGGTGGTGTACTTAAAGAGGTAAAAGGGCAAAAGACTTTAAGCCCTGCCTACTGGTCAATTAGAGCTTGGAAAAAAGATTTCCCATTATAATGTCCAGAATATTAGATAAATTAGCTGACCAACATGAAGAACGATTAATAAATGTTTTATATCGGCTAGAAGATGATGTTATTAAAGAAGTTACAAGAGCCACAAAAGGGCAGTTAGTTTCTCAAAGATTAGCCATACAGTTACAACCTAGAATAAGAAATATAATTGAATCTACATTTTTAGAAGAAGCAGACTTAATCATAAATGAAGAATATAATAGAATAGCGAAAGTTGTTTTAGATACTTTTGGCGAAATGCCTATCCCAAATAAATTTAAAAGTTTAACCGATATAGACCTACAGACTGTTAATGCTCTTAAATACCAGACATTTAGTGGGTTTGAGGATATAGCTGAAAGGTTTTTAAAAGTTATTAATGATGAAGTTTACCAAAGTGCAATAGCAGGTAGACCTTTTGAGGATATGGTTAGCAATATTAGGTCACATATTAATGGTGTTTATAAAAAGTCAAATAGTCGTGAGATAAATGAATTAGTTGATTTTATTAATGAGAATAAATTTGATGCCAGTAAAACAAAAGCAGTTGAGGAAGCAATTAAAAAATTGCAAACCGAATATGGTGCAGATAGGGCGGGTAATAATCTAAGAAAATATGCAGGGCAAATAGCTCATGATTCAGTCATGCAGTTTCATGGGCAGTTTACAGTTTCTAAGGCTAAGGAAGCAGGGTTAACACATTATAGGTATACAGGCACACTTGTAAGGGATAGTAGACCTTTTTGCCAGAGTATGTTAAACAAGGTATTAACCGAACAAGAAATTCGGGATATTTGGAATAATCAAGGTTGGGCAGGTAAATCTACTGGAGACCCTTTTATAGTACGTGGTGGATATAGATGCCGACATACTTGGATTCCCACCAACCCAGATTGGGATATATAGGAGACTAAAATGGAAGAAAATAACATAGAGCAAGTCACAGAAGAGACGCAGGAAGCACAAGAGGAACAGCAAAGGATTAATGATAAAAAATATTCTCAAGACCAAGTTGCTGAAATGATAAAAAAAAGATTAGCACAGGAAAGAAGCCAAGTTTATAAACAATTAGGCGTTGAAGATTTAGATATAGCAGTTAATGCTGTTAAGACACAAAGAGAATTAGAGGAAAAACAAAAAATTCAAAAAGGGGAATTTGAAGAAATCCTAAAAAATAAGACCCAAGAATGGCAGAAAGAAAGAGCTAATTTGGAAAGTCAATTAAAAGATATTAAGATAAACAAGTCATTATTGTCTTCAGCATCTAAAAATAAAGCTATTAATCCAGACCAAGTTGTAAGCCTTTTACAGCCACAAATTAAACTAAATGAAAGTGGTAATGTAGAAATACTTGATTCAAAAGGATTACCACGCTATAATTCAAACGGGGAACTCTTAACGACTGACGAGTTGGTGCAAGAGTTTTTAACACATAACCCGCACTTTGTTAGTGCTACTCCTAGTGGCTCTGGCTCAGTGTCAAATGTGGATAGGACAGAACTCAATAAACCTTTAAATTTGAGTGATTTAGACATGACTAATCCTAATGATAGGAAAAAGTATGCTGATTACAGAAAGCAACGTGATTCCCAATCAAGAAGAATAGTTATCAATAATTAAATGGCTATATATTTATAAGGAGTTAAAAAATGGCTAACGAAACAACCTCAACCACCATTTCGGAACTATATACCGAAATAGTCGCTGAAGCATTATTTGTGGCAAGCGAACAGTCAAT